CAGTGGAAGGGGGCCTGTGACAGTTTGTGGGCTGTCACAGGGTTTCATTACACAAACTCCATCAAATAGTAATCTACAGTGATCTCAAGTTCTGCAGCTCGTTGTTCTGCAGTTTCCATCAATTCTTCGTGTTCAATAAACAGATCCATCGTTTCTTCAGACATAATCAGAGGGTGAAAGTTTTCTCGGTAAGAACATCAAACTCATCAGTCATCTTTACATAATTCCACTCATTGAAATCTTCACCTTCTTGATAACAATGAATGAAACCTTCCGAATCCTGTTTTACATAACAACCATCATAGTTCTCATCATCATAAACATAACCAGATGCAATCAGACCTTCAACGAATCCCATTTGAGTTGTGTTCATTTGTTTGACTCTTATAGTATTGCAGAGAACAAGAGAAACCACAAGGGGGTGTGTGACACTTCAACAAGTGTCACACGGGGCTTGACAAAGCAAACAAATTGAACTAGAACGAGTTACAAATAGATGTGTGTGTTTGCTACATCACCACACATCATTTGACAGGTCTTCGATGTGAACGTCCAGGTGTTCTTGGCCCTCAATTTCGAATAACTTATTCCAGTCAATGTTGTAGGGATCGAAGTCATCAAATACATCGAACTCAAGGGTAACACGAAACTTTTGTTTCTGAGCGTGAGCGTACATCGTAGAATCTCGTGGGTTGTTTGGAACGGGTCTATTCTAACGAATCTCGCAACGCCTGTCAAGCGTTCAAGATTATTTAGAATCTCGTAGCGGTTTAAGAACCAAATCCTTTGGATTGTTGTTTCTTATTCAACACTTCAATGTGGCTTAAGAAGTAACCACTCTGTTGAAACCAGATCAGCTGGGCATCTTCATAGTTATCAACGATAACTTCTTTTCCATCAGAATAAACAATCTTATAATCGTGACGATCATAAGGCTTCTCGCAGTGTAGCTTGAATGATTGTGTCATTTGCAGTGAAGAAAATAGAAGTAACGTGCTGCATTGGTAGGGCCATACTGTATCACATCACAACCCTCATAAGTATCAACAACCACAAACTTTCTGTCTATTAGAGTTGGTTGCATTTCTAACCAATTCCCAGCAAAGTTGATACCAAATGCAAGCAACGCGAAACCAGTAAAAATTAGAATAGCATTTTTCATCATTCATCATCCCAAGGTGCTTTGCGGTTCATCAGTTCTTTAATTCTTTCCACCACAGCAGGGTCTTGTGGTTCATTGATTCGTCGCACAAGTTCATCATATGCTTCTGCGGATACAATAATCCTTTCTGGTTCTTGTCTCAATCTCAATTTGCGTTCTTTTGAAGGAATGTGTCCATAGAAAATATCATCATAAGGATAGATGTAATCATCATACCATCCAGAAGAAAGTGCTTCCCAGAACTCACGATAGTCACTAGAGACATAACAATCCCAAGCGTACCAAAAATCGTGAAACCCATCAAGAAAAAGTTCCCATTTTGTTGGTTCTTCAAATCTCACGGCGTTTCATCACCAACACTCATTTTATCAATAGAAAAACCACCAGGAACATTATGTGGTTTCATATAGAAAATGATTTTATCACCACGAGCAAGTTGTTCTTCAATTCCTTCCATAGTAGCATACATTCCCTTTCTCACAGGTTGTGGAAGAGAATTGAGTGCGTCTTCAATTGTTTGTCTTTGTTCTTGTGTTAGTTGGGTCATAGCGTTTCATCGCTCCAGTAGTATCTCAGTTTATCACCATCAGCGTGAATATTCAAGTGGTAAATCTTTTTGTCTTGTGTGTAAATGCCCACCCACAAACTCCGTTCGTTCATACTTTCCAGGTGAAACATTTCCACCTCTTCCAGCACGATTTCGTCTGGATTTTCAGTTCTACTCATCTCTCAAACTATCCAATACTTGAAGAATAAAAGCAATCGAGTTAGCATACTCTCGTCCATCTTGCCCACCCATCACAATGTAAGCAATCTCCTTTTCGGCAAGTTCAATTCTCTCATTTCTGGTGAGTTCTTTGAGTTCAGGACGATACCAATTACCATCAACATCTTGTTTGAAACCAGCATTCAGTTTCTCACGACGTTCGGCTTCCTCAAACATTTCATCGGGGTATGGTTCTTGGTTTCTCATCAGTTCTTCTAGATAAAATCCATCAGGAATGTGCCCGTATTCTTCAGTCATTGGTATTCACTCTCATCAAATGTAAAGTATTCGTAGATTGAAGACATTACAGCATCTTCGATGTTCTCAATAATAGCACCTTCAGTAGGATTCTCTACATGTTTGTGTGCCCGTGAATAACCACGACGCACACCTTCTTCAATTGCTTGTTCTAAAATAACTCGGAACTTAGGTTTCATAGTACCTCCCAATGTGCGTCAGATTTGTCACCGAAACGATTAGCACCAGTTCGTGTGCTTACCCAGAAAAAGTATTTGCGGTTTTCAGAAGCAAGGAACAATTCACCACCAGTATCTTGTTCTACAATACAGACAGGATTGCCTTCCATTGTGTTAACAAGACGGTTCTTGGCTTTGCTGCTTTTGGGTTTTACGGTTACTCTTCTCATTTTGAATCTCAAGTTTCAATTTGCGAATACCAGTAATAAAGTAAGCAAAGTCACGGGCCTCAGTGATACGTTTGGTTTCTCCACATACATTACACTTTCCTTCATAAATTGAGGAACAACCTACAGAATACACACCATACTTGTCTCCACAATCAAAACAAGTATTATAGGCAGTCTCAAGTGTTTTGAGTAATGATTTCTTCTCTTTGAGAGTCATAGGTCTGTTTCAATATGGCCATTATACATCTTCAGAACCACAATCATCCTCAGAGTGGTCAGTTTCTAAAGTGTCTTTCACTCTTTCCATCACTTCATCCATAGAGTATGTTCTTACTTTACCAGTATCAACATCCTCTACCATTTGCATCAAATACTCAAGAAACTCTTTGGGATATGTTTCATCCAGGTTGATACAACACCAGAACCATTGATAACATTCTTCATAAGGATCATCATCTTTCAGTAGAGCATAGTTCGCATAGTTTCCACTGATGAGGTCTCTCCACATCTTGAAGTTGTTCCAGATCTCTCTCCAACCAGTCTGGAAACAATGCCCGAAATAATACTCAAACCAGTTCAGTTTCTTCGCCATCTACCTTGTCCAAATAATCCCAGTTCCAAGTTCTCGAAAACACATCAATATCAAACCCGAACTTATAAGCCCAAAACAGAATACCCAGAACAGTTCCACTACCTGAAGTGATCTGAAGATAAGGATAAGATGGTTCATCATTCCAACTTACAGAGACTTGAAGCAAACTTTTACGTTTGATATTTAGAATCTGGACATATACTTCGTGCCCAAAGTCATAACGATGTTTGAATTGAATCAGGTTCATTGATCAGTCCCAAGATACGTTTTGAAGGAGAACACCAGGCATCACATAAGTCCACCCTGCTCCACCAACTTTATAATCCCACTTGTATTCATATTTATTATGAGAATCCCAAGTAACATAGCCTTGAGTTTTATCAAATCGACCTTTGATTGTCAGTTTCCACTTATTGGAGAAAATGTTACGAGTACGAAGAGCACCACCAGTCTCACGAGTTTCTACAACTTTGCAGGTATCTTCATAGGTTTGAAGACCAGTCTCCAAGATACACGGAGTTTCATACACAAATGGTTTGTATGTTTTAGGTGGTTTGGGTGTGGTTTGTGCAAATGCAGGTGAAGTCATCAGCACTACAGCCAAAAGAAGTTTATTGATCATAATTTTCCTCAAAGTCAAACCATTCATACAGAGAGTTCATTGCACCCTCAACGACACAATCAACCACAGCATCTTGATGTGGATTCTCTACGTGTTTATGGGCCCTATTATAACCGAAACGCACTCCTTCTTCAAGGGCCATTTCTAATACTTTACGAAAATTAGGTTTCATCACATTCAGTTTTTTTCACTAGATCAGGATGTGGAGCGTATAATGGGCCTTCATAATTACCAGCAAACTCTTTCTCTTCTCTGGGTCT